AGAAGCAGAGAAAAAACACGCAGAATCAGTACGTAAAATCGTATTACAACATTGCGTAGCATGTCATCAACAATTAGATCTCTTACAACTAAGACTCATAAACTTTGAGGATTTAGTAAACGGCGTTCAAGATACTATACAATTAACAAATAAACAACTTTCGGAGTTAAACTTCGAAAAAGCCGGAGTATCAATACAACCAACAAAACTTAAAAAAGTATAATGCCATTACCAGCAGCTGCAATAGGCGGAATAATATCAGGAATAGGATCCCTAGGAGCTTCGCTCTTAGGGAATTCCGGAGCTAAACGAAGACAAGAATTAGCAAACAAACAAAACATAGAGTTTTGGAATATGCAAAACGCATATAACACACCTAAAGCTCAAATGGGCAGATTAAAAGACGCAGGTCTAAATCCTAATTTAATTTATGGATCAAACGCTAATACAGGAGTAGCTGGATCAATAGCTCCATCAAAAGCTTCACCATATAACATTCAAAACCCTGTACCATTACAAGCAATGTTATTAGACTCTCAAATAAAAAACTTGAACGCTAATACAAGAGATAAAAACGCCCAAGCTTTAGAACGAGAAAAACTATTAGGAGGAAAACTAACAAATCTAGATTTAAGAAATCAAATTCAAACAATAAAAAACGATATAGCCGGAAAAACACAAAACGAAGCTATAAATATCATTAAGCAATCATCATTACAAGCAAATTTTAATACTAAAATTACAGAAGTAGATCAACAATTCGCTTTAGAAGGATTCGCAAAAGGCAATCCAATAGGAACAATATTCGCCCAATTAGGAATTAATGGTGGCGGAGAAGAAAATCAATTAATGAGACGCGCTCTTATAGCCGGACTCTTAGGTTCCCAAGTAATAAACAACTTATCAGGACCTTTAAAATCAATAATAACAAAACTTAAAAGATAAACTATGAGTATATTTAGTAAAGTGGCTATGCCACGACCACAGACAAACACATTTGACCTATCACACGATAGAAAATTTTCAGGAAAAATTGGAGAATTAATGCCAATTTCCGTTATGGAAGTAGTTCCTGGAGACAAATTTAACATCAAAGCGACGAACCTGACAAGATTCGCGCCACTTATTACACCAATAATGCACAAAGCAAGTGTATATTGTCACTTCTTCTTTGTGCCAAACAGAATATTATGGCCAAACTGGGAAAACTTTATATCAGGTGGAGAAGATGGTCTTGCAGACCCAACATTCCCTACCGTAGACTTAACAATACCAACTCAATATGGAGTTCAAACACTAGCAGATTACTTAGGATTACCAACAGGCAACCAACTTACAGACGTATCAGCTTTACCTTTCGCAGCATATCAAAAAATCTATCAAGATTACTACAGAGACGAAAATTTAATAACTAAAACAGACGTGTCCGTTTCAGATGGAACTCAATCAAGTACAGACACCATTGAGCTTGCCTCAATGAAAAAAAGAGCATGGCAACATGATTATTTTACATCAGCTTTACCTTGGACACAAAGAGGACCAGAAGCTACAATTCCATTAGGTACTACAGCACCTATAACATGGGTTAATGATCCAGGTTCAGCAACATCTGTTAGAAATAATGCAAATGGAAATCCTGTTCAAGGAATTACTTTTGACGGAGCTTCAGCATTATATACTGCATCAGATGGAACATTAAGGTCAAACATACCATCGGCAACACCATTAGACATAGACAATTCAGATCATTTATTTGCAGATTTATCAGGAGCAACAGCATCATCAATAAACGACTTAAGAAGAGCATTTAGATTACAAGAATGGTTAGAAAGGAACGCAAGAGGCGGAGCCAGATATATAGAAATAATAACAGCCCACTTTGGCGTTAGATCATCAGACGCTAGACTTCAAAGGCCAGAATTCCTTGGAGGAAGCTCAACACCAATTACCATAAGTGAAGTACTCCAAACGTCAAACACTGCTGGAGCTACAGGTAGCGACGCTACACCGCAAGGAAACATGGCTGGACACGGAGTTTCAGTAGGATCATCAAATTACGTATCATACAGAGCAGAAGAACACGGATACATTATAGGAATAATGTCCGTAATGCCAAAAACAGCTTATCAACAAGGAGTACCAAAACATTGGAAAAAACTTGACAAATTCGATTATTACTGGCCCTCATTTGCAAACATTGGAGAACAGCCAATTTATAACGAAGAGTTATACCACCAAAATACTGCCGAAGACGCAGAAGTATTTGGATATACACCACGATACGCAGAGTACAAATATATTCCATCTACTATTCACGGAACATTCAGAAGTTCATTAGACTTTTGGCATATGGGAAGAATATTTGCATCAAAACCAACATTAAATGCAGACTTTATAGAGTGCGACAGCGCAGAAGTAGAAAGAGTATTTAACGTACCATCAGGAGAAGAACATTTATACGTGTATTTACACAACGAAGTAAAAGCAACAAGATTAATGCCATACTTTGGAACACCAACAATTTAGAAATCATGGGATATAGAAGATCAAAACGAATTAGAAGAAAAGGCATGGCTTTCAAAAAGAGAAGCCGAATGCAAAAGAAGAAATCAAGAAAATACAACTCTTATAGAGTAGCAAGAGGAGGTATAAGACTATAGTAGGTTTGGGGACTTGCTTAGTCCCCCCTACAACTTAAATCAACCAAAATGCAGTGTTTCACACCTTTTAGAGTAAGGAACAAATCGAAAGACCACAACAACCAAAACTTAATGGTTAATGTACCTTGTGGAAAATGCCTAGCATGTAAAAAACGCCGAGCTTCACACTGGAGCTTTAGGCTAAATGAAGAAGCAAAATCTTCTTCATCAGCATGCTTTATAACATTAACATACGAAAACGCTCCAATATCAGAAAATGGTTTCAGAACACTTGACAAACGAGACTTTCAACTATTTCTTAAAAGACTTCGAAAAACTTGTCCAACTAACAAGCTCAAATATTACGCATGTGGCGAATACGGTACTCAAACCCATCGACCTCATTATCATGCTATCATATTTAATCTCCCTAAATCTCTTATATCTAACCCTCAAAAAATCGCCGATACGTGGCAAAATGGTCATATACATCTTGCTAATAATAACCAACTTACTATTAATTACGTTGTCGGTTATATGACAAAATCAAACTTTACAAGGTTTAACAACCAGGACGACAGACTACCAGAATTCTCATTAATGTCTAAAAAAATGGGCATGGGCTATTTAACAGAAGCCATGAAAAATTATTACAAAAAAAGAGAAATTTTTTGTATAGTCCGAGAATCCGGACAAATCATATCAATGCCCAGATACTACAAAGAAAAAATCTTTGAGAAAAAACAACTCAAAGCTATGTATAAAAAATACATCGAAGAACAAGAAACAAACTTCGAAGAAATGTTTAATTCAGCAAAAGACGAACACGAACATTATAAAAATATTATCAGAAGAGATAATAAACAACAATTACTTAATCGTTTAAAAATTTAAAAACTTATGAAACTCAGAAACGCTTACACAAAATCAAAGTACAAAGGAAAAAAAATGGATCAGACAGTAAATACTATACCTGATCAAAACTTATCAATTCGACAATTACTAGACAGACACTCCAGAGGATTACCTCTAGGAGCATCACAAAATCAGGGTGAATATTTCGATACCGAAATCCCAAGATTCGACGATCTCGTCGATATGATGGAACACAAGAAAAATCTTGTACAAGAACATAAAGATTTGACAAAGCAAATCGAAAAAGAGCAAAAAGCTCTAAAAGAAAAAGCAATTGCAGAAGAAATTGCTAAAACAAAGTCAATAAAGACTGATGAATCTTGATTCATCTACTTTATTGGCTAAAACTGTGACGAAGTCACTAGCACTAATAACATACTTGATATATTAGTGCTAATTGACACCAATAACCTTAAACAACCCAAAAAACGAAAACGAAGTGAAAGTATAATAGGGTAGGACAAGGGAAAAATGTCAATAAAACAAAAAAAAAAGTAAAAAATAAAAAAAAATTACTATATTTAAAAAATATATATAACCAGAGGAAAAATCAGTTTAACAGTATATAAATTATAGTTCAACTAATCTACCTCATAAAAAAACACTTATGGATACAACAAAATTTAAAACAGAAGCAGAGAAAAAACACGCAGAATCAGTACGTAAAATCGTATTACAACATTGCGTAGCATGTCATCAACAATTAGATCTCTTACAACTAAGACTCATAAACTTTGAGGATTTAGTAAACGGCGTACAAGATACTATTCAATTAACTAATAAACAA